GGCGACGAAGCAGTCGTCCTTGTTCATGTTCTGCGCGTCGGAAAGCGTCGACTTACCGACGCGGCAAAAGCTGGCAGCAGCCTCGACCCCGCCGACACCCTTCACCATTTCCGCCGTGGCGCGCTTCAGCGCGAGCAGATCGGGCGTCACGAGAGCGCCTCGGCGGAAACATCGGCGCGATTTCCGGATGACGCGACGGCCGCTTCCGCAGGAGAAGGCACATCGACGCCATGCCGGCGGGCGATCGCGTGGATGTCGACGGAGGGATAATCATCTTGCGCAATGCGGAACAGGTGATCGAGCCGCGAGGGCGGGAGGCCGGTTTTCCGCCAGTGATGAACGGTGGATACGCCGGTTTTCGCGACCGATGCGACAGCAGTGGTGCCGCCCAGCGCGTCGATCAGCTCATTTGCAAGAACGTCCATACCCATCGAAATGCCAAAATGGCATCTACATGGCAAGCACTATTATGCCATAACGGCATTTGCCATAATGGCATTAGCAGTGCCCTAACGCCGGTCATGGAAGTCGAACTGATCCGGGCGCTGATGCAGGAGCGCGGCTATCATCAAGCCGATATGGCCAACCTCTTGGGCATTGATCCTACCGCCGTGTCGAAACGGCTGACGAAGAAGCGCGCGTTCAAACTGGAGGAGATGCGGAAGATCGAGGCGTGGCTCGGCGTCGCAACTGACGCCCCTGCCATTGATGGCTCGGGCGTCCGACGCATCCCGATCATCGGCTCGGTTGCTGCGGGGAATTACAAGGAAGCGGTGCAGCAGCCTCTCGGGATGATGCCGGTGCCCGACACCACGCCGAAGAATTCGATCGCGCTGCGTGTAGATGGCGATTCCATGGACTTGGAGATCGACGACGGAGGCATCGTTATTGTCGACATCGACGATAAAGCGTTGTTTCCGGGCCGCCTGTTCGTGATCCTTAATGCCGATGGCGAGTCCACGTTCAAGCAGTTCGAGGCCGATCCTGCGCGCCTTGTTCCGCGATCGTCAAACCCGGCGCACACGACGATCCAGATCGGCGACGGCCAAAGCTTCACGGTTCTAGGCCGCGTGACGGCGCTTTACCGATCCAGATAGTCGGTCGGCTTCCTCGCTGTCCATCCACATGTCCTGCGTCTCCAACCCACCGGGCACGGTCACGTAGAAGATGCCGTCGTGATCCCAGGACCCCAGCCCCTGCGCCTCCAGATCACGCCGTGCGCCAGCCGATCCGAAGTGCCACGGGCCGATTGGATCACCGAAACATGTCGCCCGCACCCAGTACACAACCCGTCTGCCCATCCGATTCGCCATCATCTGTAATGGAACATAGAAAGAACAAAGGCGAGAAAGCTGTCAACTGGTATGCCATAATGGCATTTATTGATTGACGATAATGCCATAATGGCAGATTAGAGCCACCGGCCGCACCCCGCGGCGATGGAGGCTCCCTTGCAATCCTGCACCCTCTCCCGCGATCTCGGCGTACCGCGCCTTGCTCGCACCCGCTTCAGCAGCAGCTTCGGCGAACCCACCGCACCCTTCGGTCTAGCACCGGCCAGCCAGTCGGTCGGCGAAACCGTCCAGCGCCTCCGACATCAGGATGAACTCGATCTCGCACCGTACGAGCTGAGCCTGATCCACGACCTGCGGCCGGTTGCACCAATCCGGCCGAGTGCAGAGACGACGCGTCGTATCGAGCACGCCATCGTCGGGACTGCGGTCGCGATCCTCGGCATGATCGCAGTCGGCGTTGCGAGCGCTCACTGATGCGCCCCTTCATCATGGTCGATCTGGAGACGTTCGGCAGTGCGCCAGGCTGTGCGCTCGCGTCGATCGGGGCCGCGCGCTGCAACGCTGACGGCTACATTCGCGACACCCTCTACCTGATCGTCTCGCGCGAGGATTGCGCTCGGCACGGGCTGCACGAGAGCCCCGCCACGCTCGACTGGTGGTCCCGTCAATCGAACGACGCGCAGAAGGTGCTGGACCTCTCCAGCGATTCTGCTGCGTCGGTGCCGTTGCGGCAGGCGCTGGAGGAGCTGAACCGCTTCGTCGCCCAGGAGAGCCACAGCGGCGTCTATGGAAACGGCAGCGACTTCGACAACGCCATTCTTTCCGCTGCCGCGCACGCCTGCGGCATCGAACTCGCGTGGCCGTTCTGGACGAACCGCTGCTACCGGACGATCAAGAGCCGCACGCCATGGGTGAAGCTGGAGCGTACCGGCACGGCGCACAACGCGCTCGACGACGCATTGGCTCAGGCCAAGCACCTGTCCCAGTTGTTCCGGGCGCAGGCCTTCACCAGCGACCAAGCACGGGGTGCCGTCCAGTTCATCGGCTGGATCGCCGATCGTATCCAGCAGCGGTCGGAGCGGCGCTTCCTCGGCATTTGCTGGGATCGCATGCCGCGCGGGACCGCCCTCGATATCGCCGAGAACGTCTACGACGCAGCCATCATGGAAGACGCCTGGGGTGACCCGAGCATGTCGTGGGACCGCGATGGTGCGGCCGAGCTCGCCGACGAAGAACTCCGGCACTGGGAGGCCGCGTAATGGACGGCCGCGAGGATTTCCTGACGCAGCTCCGCCGCGTAAACACCGAACGCTATATCGCATGGATCGGCGTTAGCGACGACGCCGGTATCATGTTCGACGCCCTCGAACTGGGCGGCGAAGTCGGCGAGCTGCTGAACGTCGTAAAGAAGCTGGATCGTGAAGAACGCGGATGGCGCGGCTCACGGGCCGCTCCCGCCGACTTCGCGGCCGAATGCGCGGACGTGCTGATCTGCCTGGACAAGCTGGCGCGACGCAAGGGTGTGGACCTCGTTGCGGCAACGATCGAGAAGTTCAACGCGACGTCGGAGAAGGTCGACCTGCCGCACAGGCTCGCCGCCTCTACCGCACGCCCGACCGAGCGCGGGGCGGTGGAGGATCAGGCTGACCGCGATCGCCGGCTGTACGAGCAGGGTCGTCGAGACGCCTGTGAGGATTTCGACATCCCGACCGGTGCCAGGCCCACAAACACCAGACGGGCCGACCGGGAAGCGCTGCGGCGTGAGATCATCAATACGCCTGAGACGGCCGACTTCATGTCGGGCGTCCCGCTGGAGGCAATGCATCAGCGCGAGCGCTGGGGCAGTGATCACGACGCGGGCAAAACACCCGAAGATTGGTTTTGGCTCATCGGCTATCTCGCGCAGAAAGCACTGCGCGCGCAGAACGCTGGCGATCTGGAGAAAGCCCAGCATCACACGATCAGCACAGCCGCTGCCCTAGCGAACTGGCACGCTGCATTGGCGGGTGCTGACACGAGCATGCGCCCCGGCATCATACCGCCCGCCGCGTTCGCCGAGGAGGGACAGGCATGAACGCGGACACCGCCGCCATGTTCGCCCGCGTCCGCGCGAACGCCGAAAAGGCCTGCTTCGTCGCTGGCGACCTGTTCGAGATCATGCAGGTGATCGCGATGGCAGAGCGGGTTGCGCTCGGCGAAGCGAAGCTGCGCGAGTGGCGCGACAGCGATGCAGAGGCGCAACCGGACGGCACGATCGACGGCCTGACTACGTGCGCGACGATGCTGGAGACGTATGGGCCTGAGTGCTTCCCGGCGAACGAACACGGCCAGGTCCACTTCGCCCGTTCGATGATGGACGCCACGGCGATGGAGATCCGCGCCTTCCTCGCGGCGCAGCCAATCCTACCCGAAAGCACGAACTCGGAGGCCGCGGCATGAAGCGGCATCTTTTGCCACGTGCAGCTTGTCACGGCTGGGTGGGCGAGGCGCTGACGATCGACCCGTGCGGCGGTGAGGAGATGCCGGTCGGTATAGCGCGCAGCATGGCCGTGGCGTTCGGGCGTTCAACGACACTGCCGACCTACGACGAGGTTCGTGGTCGCGTTCTGCGAATCCAATGGCTCGGCCTGACCGTAGAATTCGCTATCGGGCGGGTGACTCGATGACCGCCGTCGCCAACCTGTTCGCGTCGGGCGAATTTATGGTGCTGGATGAGGCGATCGAACTCACCGTCCATTCGCTACTCGCTTACTGGCCGCGTCATGATCATGTCGCCGTCGCGTGGTCGGGCGGGAAGGACAGCACAGCCACGCTCACGGTGCTGATCCATTTGATCGACACGGGACGCATCCCACAGCCCGAACGGCTCCACGTGTTCTATGCCGATACTCGGCAAGAGCTGCCGCCCATTCAGCAGGCGGCGGAACTGGTGATGGAGCGGCTGCGGCAGCGCAACTGGATCGAGGTTCATGTCGTTTGCGCCCCGCTCGATCAGCGGTTCATGGTCTACATCCTCGGCCGCGGCGTTCCTCCGCCGAACAACAACACGCTTCGCTGGTGCACGCGCCAGATCAAGGTCGAGCCGATGGCCAAGGCGCTCGGCGAAGCGATCGCCAAGCTGCCGGGCTCGGCCCTGATGATCACCGGCGTACGCGAGGGCGAAAGCGCCGTGCGTGATGGCCGCATCAGCATGTCGTGTTCCAAGGATGGCGCGGAGTGTGGGCAGGGCTGGTATCAGCAGGTTCTGCCAGAGGCGAAAGGCATCCGGGGTCGCATCGCTACGCTCGCACCAATCCTTCACTGGCGAGTCTGCCACGTCTGGGACTGGATCGGCCGCGCCTCGTACCTGCCGGAGTGCGGTGAATGGCCGATCTCGATCATGGCCGACGCCTACGGTGGCGATGATGCCGCCGACATCGCGGCACGCACCGGCTGCATCGCCTGCCCGCTAACCGAGAAGGACACGGCGCTGGAGATCGTCTCCGCGATGCCACAGTGGGCGCATTTGTCGGCGCTGCTGGAGCTGAAGCCGATCTACCGTTGGATGCGCCAGCCGGAACAGCGGCTTCGCAAGTCCGGGATCGAGCGGCTGAAGGACGGCTCGATTGCCAAGAACCCGCAGCGCATGGGGCCACTGACGATCGAGGCTCGCACCGACGCGCTGGAACGCATCCTCGACATCCAGCATCGCGCTCGCGTCGACCTCATCAACGCCGAAGAAGAGGCGCGCATCCGCGAGCTGCTCGCCGCCCGCACGTTTCCGAACAAATGGGATGGCGACGAGCCCAGCGCTGCGGCTTGGATGGACTCAGTCTTTGCTGACGGATCGAGCCAGCCGATCCTGTTCCGCGATCTGGTGGGATCATGAGCCGCCCCCGCTTTGCCGACGCCACGCACGAGCTGGCGATCGTCGCCCGTGATCTGCGTGACAGCCGCGCAGCCGGCGATCCGAAGATGGTGGCGGACGGCAAGATGACGCCGGCGCAGGCAGCGGACCGGCTCCGCGTCGCCAACGCCGTTGCGGCCGACTGGACCGCCTTCGCCGCCATGCAGCTGCCGGCCGGCGACGACGCCAGCCAAGCGGAGAAGCGGGACATGCTGGCCGGTGCGCTGAAGGTCATTACCATCCGCCGCGATCGCGCGCATGCGGCGATGCTCGCCGAGGGTGCGTGGCTGGGGCAGCTGGCGACCGGCGCGCTCTGGCAGCTGGTCGACGCGCACTTGCCGCAGACCGGCAGGATCGAGCCCTATCTCCACTGGGAGAGCTACGCGGCTGCCGTCGAGGCGCTGCTGTGGTGGCAGGACCGCACCGGACAGGCCAGCAAGCGCTGGTCTGTCGAGAGCATGCTGTGGATGCGCGAGCAGCTGGCA